GCCGTATTTTGTGCTACCCCTATGCCAAACTGGAATCAGAGGGCGTCAGTTATGCCAAAGCGGCATGGAAGCCGGCGCAAGATGCAAAAGAATGGCCACGCGCCCGTCTGTGGAAAGGCTTGGCATGTGAAAATGTAACGCAGGCAGTGGCCAACGATTTGCTTCGCCACGCCCTGCGCCAACTCGACGACGTTGTGCTGCATGTGCATGATGAGATTGTATTAGAGACGGCGAACCTCAACGCCGCAGAAGAATTAAAACGTGTGATGTGTACAGCGCCAGCATGGGCAGACGGCCTGCCTTTGAACGCTGAAGTAGAAACTATGAAAAGGTATGGCAAATGAACTTTCTTGATTTTTTAATTTCTTTGGCGCCAGAGGGTGAGACTGCGCTGATCGTGCGTCAAAAGCCCATTGGCAAAGAACTGCAATTCCACGCAGATGGTGCGATCAAATGCACATGGCCGGCTATGTTGCCTACCGCACGCATTAAAGACGACTGGGCGATCTACGGCAACACGGCCAGTTTTATCATCGACCGCTTTAAAGACGGCCACGTCAGCGCCAGCGCGGTTAACTGTGAGTATGTGCTGGTCATGGTGCTAGATGACGTGGGCACGAAGGCGGCCATCCCGCCACTTGAGCCTACATGGAAGATCGAGACGTCTGAGGGGTCATTCCAGTGGGGCTACGCGTTCTCAGAGCAGCCCACAAAGGCCGACTTCAGCGCGGCCATCAAAGCCATTGCCGACGCGGGTTACACCGACAAGGGCGCCATTAACGCCGTGCGCAATTTCCGCTTGCCTGGTTCGATCAACTTGAAACCAGACCGCAACAACTTCGCCGCCAAGCTGGTAGAGTTTCACCCAGCGCGTGACTTTACATTGGACCAAATTTGTGACGCGCTTGGCGTAGTGCCCGCGCCTGCTGACTCTGTTGGGTTCAAGCCGATCCGCTTGTCAGATGACGGCGCCGACGATGTAATGGCGTGGCTTAGTGGCCAGGGCCTGCTACTGTCTAAACCCAATCAAGAAGGCTGGGCCGGCGTGATGTGCCCCAATTCAGCCGAGCATACCGACGGCAACCCTGAAGGCCGTTACATGCCCGCCAACCGCGCTTACTGCTGCCTGCACAGTCATTGCGTTGAATACGGCTCTAGCGCGTTTCTGGAGTGGGTGTCAGAGAACGGCGGCCCCAAGCACGCCCCTGGCTTACGTGATGAACTGCTGACCTTGGCCATGGATCAAGCCCTGTCCAAGATCAAGCCAACCGAAGCATTCCCCGACGCGGCGGCGGCCATCATCGCCGAGGTCGAGCGCAAAGAACTGGGCCGCGTTGAGAAGGCGCAGTGGTATGAGCGCTTCGCCTATATTCAGGACGACGAGTCCTATTTTGATATGCAAGACCGCCGTGAGGTGTCGCGCAGCACTTTCAACGCTCTGTTTCGTCACATATCTTGCAATTCGATCCATGGCAAGCGCCCTAAGGTCGAGGCGTCAATTTGCTTTGATGAGAACCGCCAAAAGCATGGCGCCAAGGCGCTTGTGGGCATCACTTACGCCGCCGGCGAATCGGTCATTGTGGCCCGTGATGGTGACCTGTACGGCAACCGCTGGCGCGATGCTCGGCCCCCAGTGGCCGCCGGTGACATTGGCTTGTGGATGGATCATTGCAAAACGCTTGTGCCTGATCAGCGCGAACTTGATCACATTTTGAACGTGATGGCCTTTAAAATTCAATTTCCCGGCATCAAGATCAATCATGCCGTGCTGCATGGCGGCGACCAGGGGTCTGGAAAAGACACCATGTGGGCGCCGTTCATTTGGGCCGTTTGTGGCCCCCACCTTAAAAACCGTGGCCTGCTAGACAATGACACCATGAGCAGCCAATTTGGCTATGCCCTGGAATCTGAAATTTTAATTTTGAATGAGTTGAAAGAACCGGACGCCAAAGAGCGCCGAGCGCTGGCCAACAAATTAAAGCCGATCATCGCCGCGCCGCCTGAAATGCTGACAGTGAACCGCAAGGGCCTGCACCCTTACCAGATGGCGAACCGCGTGTTCGTGCTGGCGTTTTCCAATGACCCCGTGCCGATTAGCTTAGATTCTCAGGATCGCCGCTGGATGTGCGTCTGGTCGCACGCCCCGCGTATGACCGTCGACGCTGCCACCAAAATGTGGGCATGGTACAAAGCCGGAGGGTTTGCGGCCGTGGGCGCCTGGCTGCATGCCCGCGACGTCTCCGCGTTTAACCCTGGCGCTGCGCCCATGATGACCGAGTTTAAATTGAACTTGGTCGAGCATGGCATGAGCATGGCCGAATCGTATTTGGTGGAACTTATGCGCGGGCGCCTGGGCGAATTTTCAAAAGGCGTGGTGGCGTCTCCCTTCCATGCATTGTGTGACCGCGTGGCTGGCGCCGCTCCGGCCGGTGTGAAGGTTCCCCAGCCGGCCCTTCTGCATGCGCTTAAAGAGGCTGGCTGGGTCGATCTTGGCCGCGTCGCGTCGGGTGACTTTCAAAGTAAAAAACACATGTTTTGTGCGCCAGAGATGGCCGGCCGGCCTAAATCAGAATTGCGCCGCATGGTCGAGGATATACCGGCGCCCCTGGCCGTGCGCTTGGTGAAGTAAAAAAAAGGCCCCTATCGCTAGGGGCCTTGTGAGGATGGCAACTGCTACAGATCTAGCAGAATGATCAGTAGCCCAGCCAGTATAAGGGCGATTAGTAAAACCATCAATAAGCGCTCCGCATCGCTTCCATGGCCCCGCTTTGCATAAGCCGGCGCGCTTCGGGGCCTTCAGCCAGGGCCATTTTGTATTCATGCTCTGACACTTGGCCGCGCTCATACCTAAACCCAAGATCAACGTAATAATGGTCGGCATACGTGAGCGGCGCCCACGGCGCGATTATTTCCCGCATGAGCGGGTGTAGATTATCCTTCGTTTTCATATGTATCGTCTCCGGTGTAATAGGTGGTCGGCGCTTCGTTTAGATTTTCATAGAAGCCGGTTAACGTGTTTTCGCCGCCGTACGGCGCGCCCCGGCCCTGGTGGCCCCGGCCACTGTTTAGCGCGTAATAGCGCGTCACATAGTCGGCCGTAGAATAAAAATAGTCAGGAAAATAACGGCGCTCCGGACCCTTACTTTTTACGGTCCTATGCTTACCGGTGCATTTTGCATGATCCGCAAAAATGTCACGGTCGTCGTTGATTTTGTAGGCCGTGCGGCCAATAGTCACGGTTTTCATGAGTCCCAATCCTCAGTTGATAATTTAATATTACAAAAATCTTGGTGTTCGGTGTTGATGTGCTTGCGCATGAGCGCGCATATTGCATCAATCAATTTTCGGTCGACTAGGTCGTTGATTGTGAGAGTCGCGAACGGGTCCGCGTCTATGCCTTCTGGCGTAAAAGCATTACCCCGGTGAAAGGTCACCGTCGTTTTGTCATAATGGCTCATTTGATTCCTTTTAAATAGTGCAGCAGCCGCAGCACGGTGCGTCAATACACCGGCCGCGCGGGTTACGGTGGAAAACGGTCGGGCCATTGTCACCGTAAAAAACAACGCGAGAGTCGCCGGGTTCCTCGAGCCAGGCGCGGCGCGTTACGGTGTCAAATTTAATGTCATCGCCGGGGTTTATCCTGGCGCCGGACCGGCTACAGTGGCCGGGGTATTTTGCTCTCATGCTTTTTATCATGCTGCTAACCTTAAATTGATTGTGCGATGACGCGAACCGTGCGCCGGGAAACCTACAATAGCCGCGCGCTGGCGCTGGCAAAGCTGGCATGTCGCGCAGCTGACGTCGTCGCGCTGGGTCGCTGGGCAAACGACGACCGGCCGGCCGGCTGGCGTTTTTAGGTTTTCGTTTTGCGTTGACGGTAGGACGACGACGACCGGGCCGGCGTTTTGATCGGCCAAATAATCGGCGTCATTTAAATCATTGGCCGATAAGTTGACAGTAAAACCCCAATTATTGGCATGCCGGATCCATGCAATGCTGGCGGCGTCGCGATGATGCGAATAAGTAAACCCGCGTTTACCGGTGTTCGCGGCCACCAATTCACCCAGCTTTGCGGCGTCAATTGTGCCGTTTTGCTGGGGTAGATCGCCGGCTTGGTTATGGCGCCAAATTTGATTGTCGGGTAAGCGCGCGATTGTCTCGCAAAATTCACCCCAGGACGTGCCGCGCGTTTTCATAGATACGGCGGCCCAGTGTAGCGCCAGTGGCCCGCTGGCTGCGTAGCATTCGGCCTTCATTTTGCAATCAGCCGGGCAACTGTTGCGCTCGGTCGTTGACACTGGAATTGGGCCGGTTTTGACGTTCGCGCTTTTTAGTGTTAAGTGTACGTGCATGTTTTGCCCCTTGTTAACGTGATGCTGGCGCGCCGTTAGCGCGTGCGCGGGTGATTGCAATTTGAGCGGCGCGGTAAGATTTAAAAACGCGGCCGGGAAAAGTATTTGCGTCATCGGTCACATAGCATTCGGCGCGCGCAGCGCGGCCGTTGATGTACATGCCGTTATAGTATTTTGTAAACATAGCCGGCCCTTTATTTAATTAAAACGTCAAAATACGCCAGGGCGCCGACAGTGAGCGCGGCCGCGATAACGGCGGCCGCCAGGATATCTAAAAATAATGCTTTTTTCATGTTGTTTTGCCTTTATGTTATTGGCCGGTTTTGCGCCGGCCGGTTTAGTTAAACAATAAATTCAGGATGATTTGTCACACCGAATGCCAGCGCATGAGCGCGCAACGCTTCGGCGCTTTTTTGGCTGCGAGCGCAGCGAATGAGCGCAGATATAGCGCGCGCCACATAGTCCGGACCTAAGCCGGCTGCGCGGTATTTTGTAATCAATTGCAATTCGCGAATTTCAGATTTAGTCATTTTGGTCCTTAGGTTAGTTGATACCGGCTTTTCGTTTGCCAGTGTAGCTATTGTAAGGGAATTATTTACACTGTCAAGCATTTATTTGCAACTATGCAAAACTTGCATAATCTTGGGTCATTTGGGTCGCGCTTAGGTTATGCATTCGCGCTGCGATGACCTAAGCGCCAGCGCCCGCCAATATTGGAAAGCATTGTGTTTTAGGTCATTTGGGTCATTGTTTATAGATAACATCAATAATTTATATACTGTATATAAAGACAGTGTAACGCCATGTGGACAACTCTACCCGCGTCGATTTTTGCAGCGTGACAAAATGACCCAAATGACCCAAAGCCGGGGAATTCCCTGGGCGCCAGATCTGCGCTTTTTGGGTCATTTGGGTCAACAAAAAACAAATGACCCAAATGACCCAATGACAATGGCCACTGGCGCCAGCTTGCAATTTAAAACCGTGACCCAAATGACCCAAATGACCTAAGGCCGGCGGCCGGTCGCATTATGCAATGACCCTACAGCCAGAAGGGGTAGGGTAGGGCCGGCAGCATAGGGCCGACAAAAACGTACCGTTCGCGAACAATTTTTATTTTTTGTTGTAAACTAAAGGCTACGTGCAACCAGCATGGAGAGCCTATGTTCTATTCAATCCCATTCACACCGCGCAATGTGCAGGCGACAGAGTCGCGTTTAAAGGCGGTGTATGACGCTGCCAAACTTGGCCTCAAAGGCGATACGCTGGCCTTGGCCGCCGGCATGCTCCCCACCGAATACCGACAACTTACGCAACTTGATCCTGTTGTGGAGATGGCTGCGCAAAAAGGCAAAGCCGACGCTGAGATAGAGATGGCCAACATTGTCAGAGCCGCCGCGCTAGACGGCGACGCTAAGATGGCGTTAGAAGTTTTGAAGCACCAGCACGGCTGGGTGGCCAAGCAAGCCATATCTGTCGAGGTCGACCAGCGCATATCCATCACTGGCGCACTGGCCGAGGCAGCTAAAAGGCTAGATGTGATTGACGTACAGGCCAAGGAGCAAAATGCAATCGACCATATACAGCGCTGAAGACGAACAGGAGTTGATGGCACGCCTATGGGCGCCAGCCATCAAGGACAACCCACTGGCGTTTGTAATGTTTGCGTTTCCTTGGGGTCAGGCAGGCACACCGTTGGAACACTTCACTGGCCCGCGCAAGTGGCAGCGTGAAGTCTTACAGCAGATCACAGACCACATCAAACAGAACAACGGCAAACTGGATTACGACACCCTGAGAAGCGCCGTCAGTAGCGGGCGCGGTATTGGTAAGTCGGCCCTAGTCTCATGGATCACGATTTGGATGTTGTCCACGCGGATTGGCTCGACGACCATCATCTCGGCCAACAGTGAATCTCAATTAAGGTCAGTCACTTGGGCCGAGATAACCAAGTGGCTAGCGATGGCGCTTAACAGCCACTGGTTTGAGGTGTCAGCCACCAGGCTGATGCCGGCCAAGTGGCTCACGGAATTGGTCGAGCGTGATCTTAAGAAGGGCACGCGCTACTGGGGCGTCGAGGGACGGCTGTGGTCAGCGGAGAATCCTGATGCTTATGCGGGTGTCCACAACTTCGACGGTGTGCTGGTGGTGTTTGACGAAGCGTCTGGTATTGACGACAGCATTTGGGCGGTCACATCTGGATTCTTCACAGAGAACACGCCCAACAGGTTCTGGATGGCGTTCTCTAACCCACGGCGCAACACTGGGTACTTTTACGAAGCGTTTAACAGCAAACGGGAGTTCTGGTCGACCAAGGTGGTAGACGCCCGCACGGTCGAGGGTACAGACAAACAGGTGTACCAGCAGATCATTGACGAGTATGGCCCAGACTCAGCGCAAGCGCACGTCGAGGTGTATGGTCAGTTCCCGTCTGAAGGTGACGATCAGTTTATATCGGCTTTGCTTGTGGACGACGCGATGAAAAGGCCGGCGTATAAAGACCTATCCGCGCCAATTGTCATCGGTGTCGACCCGGCACGGTTTGGCGCTGACGCAACGGTCATTGCAGTGCGCCAAGGACGGGACATAGTCAGCATCCGGCGCCACCGGGGCGACGACACCATGACTGTAGTGGGGCATGTGATTGACGTCATAGAAGAATACAAGCCAACTTTAGTCGTGATCGACGAAGGCGGGTTAGGAGCCGGCATTGTCGACCGTTTGAAAGAGCAGCGCTACAAGGTCAAGGGCATCAACTTTGGTACTAAGTCTAAGAATCCCATTATGTATGGCAACAAAAGAGCCGAAATGTGGGGTGCAATGAAAGATTGGCTCAAAGGGGCGTCGATTCCGCTTGACAGATTTCTTAAAACTGATCTAATTTCGCCTATGATGAAGCCCGACTCTAAGGGTACAATCTTCTTAGAGTCGAAAAAAGACATGAAAGCGCGGGGCTTGGCCTCACCAGACGCGGCAGACGCGATCTGTGTGACGTTTGCATACCCTGTGGCCCACCGTGAGGCGCGTGAACCCACGCAGCGCCGCATGTATTCAGATCGAAGCGTGGTTGCAACTTCTTGGATGGGTAGCTAAATGGGAAAAAAGAGTGTTTCACTTTCTGTTGGCCGAGGCGAGAAGTTGCCAGTGTCCAAGGGTGCAGGCTTGACCGAGAAAGGACGCGAAAAGTACAACCGTGAAACAGGCTCAAACCTCAAAGCGCCAGCGCCTAACCCCAAAACCAAGGCAGACCAAGGCCGTAAAGATTCATTTTGTGCAAGAATGGGCGCAGTAGCGGCCAACGCCAAAGACGGTGAACGCGCTAAAGCAGCCCTTAAACGATGGAAGTGTTAGTATGAAAAAGCCCGGACTTTATGCCAATATCGCAGCAAAACGTGAGCGCATAGCCGCTGGCTCCAAAGAAAAGATGCGCTCCCCTGGCGACAAGGGCGCACCGACTGCCAAAGCGTTCAAAGAATCTGCTAAAACAGCAAAGAAGAAATAATCATGCCGTTGGTCAAATCTAAATCACCCGAAGCCTTCCGCAAGAACATCAAAGCTGAAGTCAAAGCCGGCAAACCCGTCAAGCAGGCCGTGGCAATAGCTTATTCGGTCAAACGCGAAGCCTCAAAAGCAAAGAAGAAATAACATGGCAGACCCAACAGGCATGGTTGCCGCTGCGAACGTAGCAGCTGGTGGCAAACCCCCCAAAAGTGACTCTGACATACTGACCGTCGCACGCGCACGTTTGGACATGGCTGTTTCTGCCCTTGCTGAGTCACGCGAAGACGAAATCGACGATCTGCGCTTCTACGCAGGCTCTCCTGACAACCATTGGCAGTGGCCTGCTGACGTATTGGCCACCCGTGGTGCGGTACAAGGTCAAACGATTAACGCTCGTCCTACTCTAACGATCAACAAACTGCCGCAACACGTTCGTCAGGTGACGAATGACATGCGCCAGAACAGGCCAGGCGCTAAAGTCATTCCGGTTGACGACGATGCTGACGTTCAAGTTGCAGAAATCTTCAACGGCATGATTCGCCACATTGAATACATTTCTGATGCGGACGTAGCTTACGACACTGCCTGCGAGAATCAAGTGGCTTATGGTGAGGGTTACATCACCCTGATGACCGAGTATTGCGACCCCAACACGTTTGATCAAGACATTAAGATTGGCCGTATTCGCAACTCGTTTTCGGTTTACATGGATCCTTTGATTCAAGACCCAACGGGTGCAGACGCTAAATATTGCTTTATCACTGAAGACCTGACCAAAGCTGAATACGAGCGTCAATACCCAGACGCTGCGCCTATTTCTACGCTTCAGTCTTTGGGTGTAGGCGATCAGTCAATCAGTAACTGGCTGAACGAAGACACTGTTCGCATTGCCAGTTACTACTACATTGATTACGAAAAAGCCAAGCTGAACATGTACCCTGGCGGGCAGACTGCCTTTGAGGGTACGGCTGAAGACAAACAGTTTAAGATGATCTACGGCAAGCCCAAACGCACGCGCGAGTCGGTTAACCCTAAAGTCAAGTATTGCAAGATCAACGGGTATGAGATTCTTGAGCAGAACGATTGGGCGGGCAAGTGGATTCCTGTCATCCGCGTGGTTGGCAATGAATTTGAGGTTGACGGTCGCTTGTACGTGTCAGGCTTGGTACGTAACGCCAAAGATGCCCAGCGCATGTACAACTATTGGGTGTCACAAGAGGCTGAAATGCTTGCTTTGGCGCCTAAAGCACCGTTTATTGGCTACGGCGGTCAGTTTGAAGGCTACGAAGACAAGTGGAAGACGGCTAACACAAACAACTGGCCTTATTTAGAGGTCAATCCAGACGTTACAGACGGCCAAGGCGCCGTCTTGCCACTACCCCAGCGTGCGCAGCCACCAATGGCCTCCAGCGGGCTATTACAGGCCAAAGCAGGCGCATCTGAGGACATTAAATCCACAACGGGCCAGTACAACGCTTCTCTTGGCATGGGTTCTAACGAGCGCAGCGGAAAAGCCATCCTTGCACGCCAGCGCGAAGGTGATGTAGGCACGTACCACTACGGTGACAACCTGACTAGAGCAGTTCGTCACGTTGCCCGCCAACTGGTTGACCTGATTCCTAAGATTTACGACACACAACGTATTGCCCGCATCATTGGTGAAGACGGCGAGACAAAGATGGTCAAGATCAACCCTGAACAACAGGAGCCAGTCAAGAAGATTGTGGATGAACAGGGTATTGTCATAGAGAAAATCTACAACCCTGGCGTTGGTAAGTACGACGTGGTGGCCACGACAGGCCCAGGCTACGCAACAAAACGTCAGGAAGCATTGGAGGCCATGGCTCAACTGCTTCAAGGCAACCCACAGCTGTGGCAAGTAGCCGGCGACTTGTTTGTTAAGAACATGGACTGGCCTGGCGCACAAGAGATGGCCAAGCGATTCCAAAAGACCATTGATCCTAAGTTCTTGGAAGACGGCGACGAAGACCCAGCATTGCAGGCAGCCCAGCAACAGATTCAAGCTATGGGTCAGGAGATGGAACAGATGCACAGCATGCTTCAAAACGTGCAGCAGTCCATGGAAATGCAAGACATGGAACGCAAAGAGTTTGAGGCTCAGATCAAAGCATACGACGCAGAAACCAAGCGAATTAGCGCAGTCCAAGCTGGTATGACTGAAGAACAAATCCAAGACATTGCCATGGGCGTGGTGGCTGCGGCCATGGAGTCACAAGTTATGATGATGCCATCTGTTCGTGAAGCTGAAGAAATGCCCCCACAAGGAATGCCACAATGAAAGCCGCTGATTTTTTAGGTTTATTGTTTCTGGCCAGAGACGTAGCGCACAGTGTTCACTTGAACACCCGAAGCTACTCTAAGCATCAAGCCCTTAACATTTTCTATGACCGCATTATTGGCGTAGCAGATGATTTTGCTGAAACCTATCAAGGCAGGCATGGACTTATTGGGCCAATCACTTTGAATTCGCCTAAAAAAACAACCAATATCATTGAGTTTTTAGAAGATTCACTTGCCCAAGTTGAGGCCGCACGTTATGAAGTGTGCGATAAAAGTGATACAACCTTGCAACAATTGATTGATAATATCATTGAGGTTTATCTCCGAACTTTATACAAACTTCGTTTCTTGGCATAAGGAGCCACCATGTCTAACTACACCGCCATCACAGCCACAACGCAAATCAAACGCGACGCTGGCAAACTTAACGGTATTTTTGTGAGCAGCGCTTCTAGCACGCCCACCATCACGGTCTATGACTCATATTCTTCGAGCGCGTCTGACCCCGTGGTTTTGGCGACGTTTACGCCTACCGGAAACACAATGCACAACTTTTTTCAGGGTTTGTTTGTGAACAAAGGCATCTACGTTGTGATCAGCGGTACAGTTTCAGCCACCATCTCTTACGAATAAGGGGCATATCTTGGCAGACGTAAAAATATCCCAACTGCCAAGCGCGTCTACGCCGCTGGCAGGGACTGAAGAAATTCCATTAGTCCAAAGCAGCACAACCAAAAAGATCACGGTCAGCAACTTGCTGACTTCTGCCAATCTAGGCACACCAAGCGCAATCAATCTGGCCAACGCCACCAATGTGCCTATGGCACAAGCCTCTGGCGTGTTGCCAGTGGTTAACGGCGGCTCTGGTACGGCTACACCTAGCATTGTGGCTGGCACAAACGTCACAGTGTCTGGCACTTGGCCAAATCAGACAATTAATTCAACTTTCAGCGGTGCGGTCACAAGCGTCACAGGCACAGCGCCTGTCGTGTCGTCTGGCGGTACAACGCCTGCGATCAGTATGGCTGCGGCCACCACATCGGTGAATGGCTATTTGACTTCTACCGACTGGACAACTTTTAACAACAAACTGACTTCTGGTGGCGCTCTTGGCACACCCTCAAGCGGTACAGCAACAAATTTGACCGGCCTGCCACTTTCTACTGGCGTGACTGGCCTACTTCCAGTCGCAAACGGTGGTACAGGCACAGCAACGCCAGCACTGGTGGCAGGAACTAACGTCACCATCACAGGTTCTTGGCCTAATCAAACAATCAATGCAACTAATTCTGGCACAGTCACATCAGTCAGTGGTACAGGCACAGTCAACGGCTTAACCCTAACAGGCACTGTCACAACAACTGGCAGTCTGACATTGGGCGGCACACTTGATCTGTCTAGCCCTCCCGCCATTGGTGGAACGGTTGCAGCAGCAATTACAGGCACGACAATTACAGCAAGCACAAAGTTTGTTGGTACTAATTTTGATGCAGCGGGTTCTGGTGGTGGTGGTTTAAGAACTTCAAGTGGTGCAAATTGCTTGCAATGGGGCGGTGGCGGTGGTGTTAACTTGACGCTAGATGGCGCATTTAACATGAACCCCGCCAATGCAAGTATTTCTATTGCTCCCACGGGTACTGGAACTTTGACGATCAACCCTGCAACTGCGGGTACGATCAACAACATGGCCATTGGTGGTACAACACCAGCTGCTGGCGCATTTACTACTTTGTCAGCAACATCAGCTATTGCGGTAACTTCTGGCGGTACTGGCCAGACGTCTTACACCGACGGCCAACTGCTGATTGGTAACAGCACTGGCAATACGCTGACAAAAGCGACATTGACTGCGGGAACAAACGTAACGATTACCAATGGCAATGGAACAATTACCATTGCTGCCACTGGTGGCGGTGGATCAGGTGATGTTGTTGGCCCTGCATCCTCTACAGACAATGCTTTAGCCCGTTTTGACACAACCACAGGAAAGTTGCTTCAGAACTCTGTTGGTATTTTGAGTGATACAGGTGCTATTTCTGGTTTGACAGATATTAGTGCTTCAGGTTCTGTAACCCTCTCAGGAGGCACAGCCAACGGAGTAACCTATCTCAATGGTTCAAAGGTTCTGACAAGTGGCTCTGCGCTTAATTTTAATGGGACAAGTTTAGCGGTTGGTGATACTGCGGCAAGTGCCGATGGAAGCAGTCTTTACATTTATGGAAATCTACCTGCGAGCACACAACTTGGTATAAAGATTGGTGGTAATGCAAATTCATATACCCAACAAGCCATTCGTTTTTACGATACTTACTTTGGTGCGTATGCGGGGTTTCTTGGCTTCACAACAAACTCATTGACATTTGGTCAAGGCACAACAGAAGGTATGCGCCTCACCTCAACAGGGTTGGGTATTGGTACAAGTTCTATCGGTGAAAAATTGGTTGTGTCAGGCAGTGCCTCTGTGAATGTTTACAAGTTACGCTCAAATACTTCTGCACCAGCATCAACAGACGCATTTATTTATCGTCCGGCTGATAACACTATTGGGTTTGGTACGGGAAGTGCAGAAAAAATGCGCCTCGACTCCTCAGGCAATCTAGGCTTGGGAGTTACTCCGAGTGCTACAAATACAAGTTACAAAGCACAAGAAATTGGATTTGTTGGTAATGGGCTAATTGGGTTTGGCGCTAATGATTTTGCTATGTCATCAGGTGCTTATTATTCGTCTTCTGGTTGGAAGCATAGCGCAACAAACAGTCTTGGCGCATCGTTCTACGAACAATATACTGGTCAACATATTTGGTATAACAAAACTGCTGTTTCTCACACAGCAGGAGACGCTATCACCTTTACTCAGGCGATGACTCTGGATGCAAGTGGGAATTTATTTTTAGGTGTCACATCATCAGCAGCAGGTCGTTTAGCAATTAAAGATGTAGCAGGAAGTGGCAACAATATTTGGTTGGTCGGTCGTTCATCTGATGGCACATCTTCTGTCAGTTTTAGAAATAACGCTGATACTGCTTATAACGCTCGTATTGAATGTTTTGATACAGGGATAATGACGTTTGGCACTGGAACATCAGCCACAGAACGAGCCAGAATAGACTCTAGCGGTAACTTGCTAGTAAACAGTACAAGCACACTAAATGCTGTATTTAGTGTTACTGCTAAAAGTGGAATTTCGGCTTGTTCTTTAAGAGTTGAGACTGATGGTGATTATGGGTACACATTTAAAAATGCTTCCAATACTTTTGTTGGGGCAATTGGTGTTAATTCTTCATCAACTTCTTATGTCACTTCATCGGACTACCGCCTAAAGAACACTATTGCACCAATGACAGGTGCTTTGGCTAAAGTGGCATTACTCAAGCCAGTTACCTATAAATGGAATGTTGATGGTGCTGATAGTCAAGGTTTTATTGCTCACGAATTGGCTGAAGTTGTGCCAGAGTGCGTAACAGGTGAAAAAGATGCAATAGATGCTGAAGGCAATCCTATTTATCAAGGCATCGACACATCATTCTTGGTGGCTACTCTCACATCAGCTTTGCAAGAGTTAAACGCAAAATTTGAGGCTTATGTTGCCTCACACCCTTAATCTCTAAAGGACTAACATGACTACCACTTGGACAATCTCACAACTTGACCGCAAAACAGCAGATGGTTTTGTAACAACCGCCCATTGGCAAGCCACAGCAGTAGATGGCGAACACACAGCATCCATCTATTCAACTTGCTCATGGGCAGATGGCACAGTCAACACGCCTTATGCAGACCTGACACAAGCCACAGTCCTTGGATGGGTTTGGGAATCGGTTGATAAGCAAGCAACAGAAGATGCTCTAGCGGCTCAGATTGAAGCTAAAAAGAATCCTGTAACTGCACAGGGTTTGCCTTGGTAAAACAGGAAGCTGTCGCCTGATTTCGACAGCACATTAAAGGAAATACTATGGGCGAGAAAAAAACAACCCCCGTAACTATTGACGACGTTCAGTACCAATTTGAAGACATGACACCAGAGCAACAAACCTTGCTCAACCATGTCGCGGATTTAGATAGAAAACTGGCAAGTGCCAAGTTCAATGTCGATCAAATCCAAGTTGGCCGTGACGCATTTTTTAGAATGTTGAAAGAAGCGTTGACGCCCAAAGCAGAATTGCAGTAATATGTAAACTGTACTGGCCCAGTAGACCAGGGATTCTTAGAGAATCAAAATGGACAATGAAATCTTAGCGGTAGTACCCGCGCCGGAACAGGAAGCAACGGCTGCCCCTGAACCCGAAGTTAATACGCCGGAAGTATCGACAGAGCAGACTGACCAGCCAGCGGAAAAAACTTATACGCAAGCTGAAATCGACGCAATGATCGGTAAGCGCCTCGCAAGAGAACAGCGCAAATGGGAAAGAGATCAGGCCACAAGAGTAGCAGAAACGCAAACCTTGAGGTCTATGCCAGCGGAAGCACCAAGTGCTGACAGTTTTACAAGCCCTGAAGAATATGCGCAAGTATTAGCACTTCAGAAAGCCCAAGAACTTGTCGCCCAACGTGATGCCGCAAAGCAACAAGCCGAAATCATGGAGGCTTATGCCGACAGTGAGGAAAAGGTCAGGGATAAATACGACGACTACGATCAGGTAGCCCGTAACCCTAACGTGCCAATCACTGAGGTAATGGCTGAAGCGATTTATGAATCTGACGTTGGCCCCGAAGTAGCTTACTACTTAGGCTCGAACGTCAAAGAAGCGGCAAGAATCTCCCGTTTATCGCCTTTCATGCAGGCAAAAGAGATTGGAAAGATTGAAGCTAGATTAGCCTCTGATCCTCCGGTCAAAAAAACTTCAAACGCGCCAGCGCCGATTAGTCCGGTAACAGCACGTTCAAACGGCGCTCCGAGCCATGACACGACTGACCCAAGGTCAATCAAGTCCATGACAACCTCGCAGTGGATCGAAGCTGAACGTGTTCGCCAGATTAAAAAGTTGGAAGCGCAACGCAACCGCTAATTTTTTGAAAGGACTAATATGTCTAATAGTATTCTGACGATTGACATGATCACCCGTAAGGCTCTCGAAATTCTTGAGAACAACTTGGTGATCACCCGTAACGTAAACCGCCAGTATGACGACTCTTTCGCTGTTGAAGGCGCAAAGATCGGCTCCACACTACGTATCCGTTTACCTGACCGTGCTTTGGTTACTGACGGAGCCGCCTTGCAAGTTCAAGACGACAACGAACAGTTCACCACACTGACTGTTGCTTCACAAAAGCACATTGGTGTTAACTTCACATCTGCTGAATTGACCATGCAATTGGACGACTTCGCAGAGCGTGTGTTAAAGCCTCGTATCAGCCAGTTGGCATCTTCTATCGATGCAGACGTGGCCAATGCGTACAAGTCTATCGGTAACACCGTTGGCACACCTGGCACTACGCCCTCAACTTCTTTGGTTCTCTTGCAGGCCCAGCAGAAGCTGAACGAAAACGCCGCCGTGATGAACCCCCGTTACGCCACCGTCAACCCAGCCGCTAACGCTGGTTTGGTTGAAGGCATGAAGGGTTTGTTCAATCCTACAGACACCATCAGCAAGCAGTTTAAAAACGGCATGATGGGCACTGGTGTTCTCGGCTATGACGAAGTCAACATGTCTCAGTCTATCAAGCAGCACATGACTGGCTCACGCGTTGCTACTGGCAACTCTGTGACCACTACTGTGTCGTCTGAAGGCGCTGCTAGCATTGCTTTGACAATCGGCAATGGTTTGACAGTTAAACAAGGCGACGTGTTCACTGTTGCTGATTGCTTTGCTGTTAACCCACAGACCCGTGAGTCCACTGGTTCTTTGTTCCAGTTCGTAGCTTTGGCTGATGCAACTGCCACTGGCACTGCAATCGTTGTGACTGTTGCTCCTATTTACACTTCTGCCAATGCTTTGGCCACCGTGGACAGTTTCCCTGTCGCTGGTAAGGCTGTCGTGTTTGTGGGTGCTGCATCTAGCCAGTACGCTCAGAACTTGGTTTACCACAAAGATGCGATCACGTTCGCCACTGCTGACTTGTTGTTGCCCCAAGGCGTCGACATGGCTGCTCGTGCCGTTCACAATGGTATTTCTTTGCGTGTGGTTCGCCAGTACGATATCAACAACGATCGTATGCCTTGCCGTATTGACGTTTTGTATGGCTTTAGCACAATTCGTCCACAAATGGGCTGCCGCATCTGGGGCTAATTTAAAACCCCTTAGGGGGTTTTAATTCTTAACATCTTTTTTAAGGAAATTATCATGGCATTACCTAATGGCGCAGGCGGTTACCAAGTTGGTGCAGGCAACCGTCAAGAAACTATCATGGGCGCAATGGCCGCCCCTCAGACAGCTACGGCTACTGCAACCCTAACGGCAGCGCAGATTTGCAATCAGATGTTGGTGGCTAACCCCTCCACATCTGCTGCAACATACACGCTACCTTTGGGCACAGCAATCGACGCAGCAGTTCCTAATGCTACTGTTGGCAGCACATTTGACTTGTCAATTGTCAACATCGGCACTAGCTCTGGCGCGGTGACTTTGGCTGTTAATACTGGTGTATCCGATGGCGGTAACGCTTTGGTTGCTATCGCTGTAACAACTAGCCAATTGTTCCGCTTCCGTAAGACCGGCGACGGTACTTACGTTGTGTATCGTTTGGGCTAAATTTAATGGGGGCTTCGGCTCCCATTTTTAAAGGAAACAAATCATGCCAAATACAAAAGCTGTAGGAGTCGCGTATAGCGATCCTGAATTTGAAAGCGTAACCGTTACTGGCGCGTCAGCGCTGCAAGCGGTAACCGCTACGACCATAACTGCTACGACCGTAACTGCTACGACCGTAACCGGCACGTCAACTGGCGCTATTCGCCTACCTGTTGCTGCTGTTGCAGCGGCTGGCACTAATCAAGGCACTGCTGCTGCACTAGCTGAAGGTATCAATGTCGTTTCGGCGGCAGACGGTACTAAAGGCGTGATTTTGCCAACAGCGGTAGCTGGTATGGTAATTATCGTTAAAAACACTGCTGCTGGCGCGTTGAATATTTATCCCGCTACTGGCGGGGCAATCAATGCGGTTGCGGCTAACGGTGCATATAGCATAACAAACCTTACCAGTTCGTTGTTGGTAGCGTCTTCTACTACTCAATGGTATTCTGTTCCATTAGTAGCATCCTAACCAAAAGGGGGCTAATCACCCCCTTTCTACTATGAACATTACAATGACTCACCCTGTCCATGGCGCTAAAGTTGCCACAATGGATTTAGAGGCTGAAGAAGATGAAAAAAATGGCTGGATTCGTTATAATCCAGACACGCCTGTTCAGGTGGCTCCCGTAAATACATTGGAGATTAAGCGCCGCCGTAAATCGGTAGAGGAAGCAACTGAAGGAGTCTGAACATGGCAACGTATACCGCTGGCGATCAAATCAACCGCGCTTTGCGCTTGTTAGGTATATTGGCCGAGGGTGAAACGCCCTCCGCATCTATGTCGCAAGACGCTTTGATGGCGATGCAACAAATGATTGACAGTTGGAACACTGAGCGTTTGTCAGTGTTTTGCACAGAAGATCAAGTCTTTACTTGGCCTGCAAGTTTTATCAGCCGCACTCTTGGCCCAACAGGTGACTTTGTAGGCAACCGCCCCATTTTGCTTGACGATGCAACATACTTCAAAGCGCCTAGTGGCGTGTCGTATGGCATTAAGATGATCAACCAACAGCAGTACAACGGTATTGCTGTTAAGACAGTTACGTCTACGTTCCCACAAGTTATGTGGGTGAACATGACGTTTCCTGATATTGAGATATACCTCTACCCAAGACCCACACAAAACCTAGAGTTTCACTTTGTGTCGGTGCAAGAATTAGACAGACCTGTTAATTTGTCAACGGTTTTGCACTACCCCCCAGGCTATCTGCGGGCGTTTACCTACAACTTGGCCATGGAGTTTGCCCCTGAGTTTGGCGTTGAGCCAAGCCCACAGGTTCAGCGTATTGCCATGACTTCTAAGCGTGATCTGAAGCGCATCAACAACCCAGATGATGTGATGGCCTTGCCTTATGCATTGGTGGCTAACCGCCAGCGTTTCAACATCTATGCCGGTAACTATTGATGAAAACGCCAATCCTTGGCTCAAGCTACGTTGCCCGCAGCATCAACGCTGCCGACAACCGCATGATCAATTTGTTTCCGGAGGTCATTCCTGAAGGTGGCAAAGAGCCTGGCTTTCTGAACCGCGCCCCAGGCTTGAAACTCCAAAGGGCTGTGGGCACTGGCCCTATCCGCGCATTATGGTCACACCAGACCAATGGCGCAGATTTCTATGTCGTGTCAGGCACTGAGGTCTATAAGATGACTAGCCTAACAGCCACGCCAGTTAAGTTGGGCGATGTGGCTGACGGTGGCCCTGTGTCTATTGCTGACAACGGCACTCAGTTGTTTTTTGCCTGCAACGGCCCTAGTTACATCTACAACGAAGCCACAAACGAGTTTAAGCAGATCACAGACCCTGACTTCCCAGGCGCTGCGACTGTGGGTTATCTAGATGGTTACTTTGTTTTCAACGAACCTAATAGCCAGCGTATATGGGTCACGGCACTCCTAGATGGCACATCTGTAGACCCGCTTGATTTTGCAAGCGCTGAAGGCTCTCCAGACGGCTTGGTGGCGGTCAACGTCGATCACCGCGAAGCGTGGTTGTTTGGCACTGACTCAGTTGAAGTCTGGTACGACGTTGGCGGCACAGACTTTCCACTTCAGCGAATCCAAGGCGCGTTTAATGAGATCGGTTGTGTGGCTGCATTCTCAATTGCCAAACTAGACAACAGTTTGTTTTGGCTTGGCACTGACGCTCGTGGCCAAGGCATTGTTTACAAAGCCAATGGTTACACCGGACAAAGGGTTTCTACCCATGCCATTGAGTACGCAATTGCCCAATACGGCAACATTTCAGATGCTTTGGCTTACACATACCAACAAGAGGGCCACGGCTTTTATGTCCTAACTTTTCCAAGTGCCAACGCAACATGGGTGTATGACGCAGCTACGCAGGCTTGGCATGAGCGTGCGGGTTTGTTTAATGGCGCGTTTACACGCCACCGTTCCAACTGCCAGTGCAACTTTGGCGGTGAAACCGTTGTTGGCGACTTTGAGAATGGCAACATTTACACGTTTGACTTAGATGTTTACTCTGACAATGGTCAAGCCCAAAAATGGCTACGTTCATGGCGTGCCCTGCCTACTGGTCAAAACAACCTAAAACGCACAGCCCACCATAGCCTGCAATTAGATGCTGAGACTGGCGTAGGTTTGAGCAGCTTAACAACAGATCAGAATATTTTTCTTATTACAGAAAATGATGATCGGATTGTCACAGAAAGTGGTGAGCGCATTGTGGCGGGTGTCGAGCAAATCCCAACGCCTGCGCCACAGGTCATGTTGCGTTGGTCAGATGATGGCGGTCATACATGGTCTAACGAACATTGGACGTCCATGGGACGCATTGGCGAGTATGGCCACCGCACCATCTGGCGTCGCCTTGGTATGACTTTAAAACTGCGCGACAGGGTTTATGAGGTGTCAGGTACTGACCCCGTCAAGATAGCCATCGTAGGCGCAGAATTACAGGCAAGCCCGACAAATGCTTAATACCACCCAAATCCCTGCCCCTCGCGTGCCGTTGATAGACGAGCGCACGGGCACGATTTCGCGTGAATGGTTTCGGTTTTTAAACAATTTGTATACTATTTTGGGTGGTGGCGACGGTATTATTAACCCTATCAACGGTGGTACAGGTACAAACGCCATTCCTACAAACGGTCAATTATTGATTGGCGACACAGGCAAATACAAGCTAAACACGTTGACGCAAGGCACTGGCATTAACGTCACCAATGGCGCAGGCTCAATTACTGTCAATGTGGCAAACACTGGCGTGGTGGCAGGCAGTTATGGCACGGCATCTAGCGTGCCCAACTATGCGGTAAACGCGCAAGGGCAGCTGACCAGTTCGGTTAGCACCACAATTGCCATTGCTGCCAATCAAATTACGTCAGGTGAAGTGCCTATTCTTCGTGGTGGCACGGGCGCATCGACTGCATCAGGCGCTAGAACAAACCTTGGCCTTGGCACTATGGCTACCCAAAACATAGGCGCTTCGGGTACATTTACCACTGTAGATTTAAAGACCGTTACCGTTGTAAACGGTATTATCACAAGCATTGTTTAAGGAACGAAAATGGCCGTTAACATTTCACTATTTGCAGGCGCTGGCGCACAGTTTTTTGATAACAACGGTGTGCCTTTGTCTGGTGGCCTGCTCTACACTTATCTGGCTGGCACTACAACTGCAACAGCCACCTTTACTTCTTCCACAGGCTTGTCTGCCCACTCGAACCCTATCGTGTTGGACTCTGCTGGCCGTGTGCCGGAAGAAATCTGGCTGACAGCTAACACACTTTACAAGTTTGTTTTAGAAGATGCAGACAATGTTTTAATTGGTTCTTGGGACAATCTCCCTGGTGTTAGTAACGCCAACACTTTGGCCGCTGAATTGGCCAATCAGTCTGACATTACGCTTGGCGACGCTTTAATTGGGTTTAAGCAAACCTTTGCTCTGGGCATCATGCCTGGTGCTGTTGGCAAAACTTTAAACAACAAGATGCAAGACTTGGTGTCAGTCAAAGACTTTGGCGCTAAAGGCGACGGCACAACAGACGACACGGCGTCAATTCAAGCCGCCATTAACTTGGCTTGCACTTACGGTGGTAATGTCTATCTGCCCGCAGGCACATACAAGATTTCTGCTGCGTTAGTGTTCACCATGAACAGTAGTTTAGTAGACCCTGTTAAGCGCCCATCAATGTCTGGCGACGGCATGGCCGCCACAACTATCTTTCAAACGGCTAACGCCAATGGTATTGAAGTTATTGGCCATGACCCACAGCCAGCCGGTTACTCTTTGTTCCAAGACTTTACGCTTTACGGCTACCAAAAGAATAAGCTAGGTTTTGCCCTCAAAGACATTGCATTTGTCACGATCAACAACGTCTACATTGCAGGCTGGTCAACTGGCTTGTACGGCGCTAACGTCCTGTCGTCCACATTCAACGACTTGGTGATTCGCTTTAACGATGGTGGTTTTTACTTTGAACCCAACGCAGCGTTTGGGTTTGTGTCTGAACCCAACGCCATCATCATGTCTAACTGTACCGTTGGCAACAACGACTCTTACGGTGGTAAGGTCATCGGTGCAGGCACGTTTAACTACACTGGCGGCTCTATTGAGGCCAATGGTTTTGGCACTGACTTGTCTAGCGCAAAATGGGGCTTGGCCATTGTTGACGCAGGCGGCAAACTTGCCCAGCAAGCTGCTTGCGCGTTTAACATCAGTGGCGTCTATTTTGAAGCCAACGGTGGTCAAGCGCAGTTCCAAGTGCAACAGACAGTTTCACGCCCTGGCGTTACTGGCGTTCTTAACGCTTGTAGTTTTACCGTTGTTGGCACAAGCTATCCTCAACAACAAGTTTACTTGGCTGCGTCTAACCCTGCCTTTGCGTTCCCCATTACGTTTGAAGGCTGCGGCTGGGCTGGCTTGTCTGGCTACACCGCAAACGCAGGCCGTCCCACAATCAATAACGCAGGCAATGACTTTAAATTAGCCATTGTTGGCGCTAATTTTTACAGTGCGGTTGACCAATACAAACAAGGCGCACCAAACCGCTTTGAGGGTGTTGTTGAGGCGTCTGTCTATGCTGACTTGACTGGCACGCCAATCAGTGGCGGTGGTGGCGCTGGTACTTTGCAGGCGGTTTTAACTGCGGGCAATGTTTCGGCATTAAACGCCAAAATTGGTGGTGACGGCAGTACCACTGGCGTTGTTGTAGGTACAAACACCTATGGTGGCGTTCCTTACGCTGGTGTCGCTGCGTATCCCACAACTTTGTATTTAGCAAATGGCGGTGCAGCTGCTACCACTTACGCTGTTCAATTCATTAACGCAAACTTCCAACCAGCGGTTGACTCAGGCGCTGCGACTGCTTTGACTTTGGGTGGTGCTTCTAACAACTGGAACGGCTTCTATTTAAAGAACGTGTTTAACTGGAACGGCTACGGCATTCCAGCCCCAACAGGCGACACAACTAAGTTCTTACGCAACGACGGCACATGGGTGGCCGTATCTGGCACGGGCACGGTTACTAGCATCACCGCTGGCACTGGCTTGAACGGCGGTACGATCACAACCTCTGGCACGATCAGCCTGAACAACACAGCAGTGACCGCTGGCTCTTACACAAGCGCCAACATTACTGTGGACGCGCAAGGCCGTATCACTGCGGCTGCCAATGGCTCTGGTGGCACAACGCCCACATTGGCGCAAGTAACCGCAGTTGGCAACATCACGACGCTTAACGGCATTTTTGGCCAAACTTCAGCCGGTAACGGTATTGGTGTGGGTGGTGCGACGCCAGGTGGCCCTATGGGTCTTGCCACCTATGACGGCACAATGTTTTTGACCAACAACGGCACAGCAGCCACACCTCGTGCGGTTGATTTTAATGGTGCAAACTTCCAACCTAGCGCAGATGCAGGTGCAGCTAACGCTTTGGTTTTGGGTGGTGTTTCACGTCGTTGGAATGGCTTCTATCTTAGCAATAACTTTGTTTGGAACGGTTACAGCATTCCCCAGCCAACTGGCGACGTAACCAGATTCTTGCGCAATGACGGCACTTGGGCGACTGTATCTGGTTCTGGCACGGTTACTAGCGTCAGCGGTACTGGTACTGTTTCTGGCCTAACATTGTCAGGTACGGTC